ATTAATTTATACGATAATGCCAGGAAACTTGCAGCGATCTATAAAAATTATATCTGATGTAAAAAACCTTAAAAAAGCTACCTCACTTATTGGGCCACTATATAAAGATGCTGGTAAAGGTGCCACATTAAATAGCGATTCCAAAACAGACGGCTTCTATGCTCACATGATTTACGGAAGTACTAGAGCATGGGTTTTAAAAATTAAGAACAAAGCTGAAAGGGCTAGTCAAATGGCAGTTGTTCAAAGAATGTCACAGGAGGCGTTAAGAGTTGGAAAAGAATACCCTCGTAAATTTTGGGAATTATGATAGGTAAATTAATATACGGAAGATTATCGACGGCAACAAATATAACTGCCATTGTTGGGACAAATATCTATCCAGATATTACGCCTCAAAATGTCGATTATCCTTTTGTCGTTTACACTGCCACAAATAGCACTCCCGTAGATTACAAAGATGGACAAAGTAATTTAGAAGAAATAAATCTGCAAATTGACGTTTATACCCAAAATTACGACACTACTCAAAACCTAGCTAATTTAATTAGAAATAGATTAGACAGATTTGTTGGAACGGTTGAGGGTGTTGAAGTTCAAACGATAAAATATGTTAGTAGTAATAGTCAGGTATATAACGCTGAATTATCGGTATATTGGCTAAGTATTGACTTTATGATAAAAATGAAAAGATGAAACTAAGACTTTTAAAAGAATGGAATGGAAAGGCACCGGGTAAAGTAGGCGTTTTTCTTTCGGAATACGGGGAACAAATGATTAAAGATGGTATAGCAGAGCTACTTGATGAAGATTTTGTAGTAGAAGATATGCCAAAAAAAGAGGAATCAAAACCCGATCCTGTTTACATTGGCGTACCTGTTCCAATGGATTATTTTACGGGAGAACAACAAGAAGATAATATTACTAAACAAAAAAATAAATAAACATGGCAACTACTGGCATAATTAATGGCACGTTGATGAGGCTTTATAAAGATAGCACTGCTATCGGTTATGCTACATCATGCCAAATGAATGTATCATCTGCAATGCGCGAAATTCTTACAAAGGATAGCGCGGTTGGTGGATGGAGAGAAGTAAAGAAAGGGCAACTTTCGGGAACACTTTCTACGGAAGCGTTATATGCAGGCCCCGGAGATTCCTCTACTAATTACCTTTTCGATGATTTGTTTGCCGATTTAATAGCAGGTACAGAACTTACTATTAAATTTACTACAGACGTTGTTGGTGATAATGTGTACACTATGAAAGCTATTTGTACATCATTAGACCTTAATGCAGGCGTAGAGGAAAATACAAGCTATTCAGCTTCATTTGAGGTGACTGGTGCAATTACAAAAACAGTTAAAGCATAATAAAATTACCTAACATGAAAACAATATCAATCGCCAACACGACTATTCCGATTAAATTTGGAATGTTCGTGTTAGGTACATTTCTAAGGGAAAGGAAGCTAAAACTTAGCGACCTTTCCCTACTTGGGGAAGATCTTCTTTTGGCTTTAGAATTAGCCTTTACCGGAGTTGAACATGGCTACAAAGCTAAAGGCGAAAAATGCCCTTATAATTTGCAATCCTTTTGCGATTTGGTGGATACGGACATGGGAGGTATAACTCGCATTATGGAAATGATTTCAAATGAGATTTCACCTCCAGAAGAAGATGACCAAAAAAAAGTAGTGGCGAAGGAGGAGAACTCACTCTCGAACACGTCGAAAGGGTTTGTTTCGGAGTTTTAAGATTTCCTCCTTCGCAATATTATGACATGAGTTTTCGAGAAGTCATTATAGCGATGCAAGGCTATAATAGGCATTTTCAAGAAAAAGAACAAACACAATGGGAACGAATAAGATGGCAAACTACGCATTTACTAAACGTTCATACGGCAAAGGGTCATACTATCAAGCCTAAAGATTTAATTGAATTTGCTTGGGAGAATCCAACAAAGAAAAAGACAAAAAGAGGTTTGACAAATAATGACAAATCAATATTTGACAAATGGGATAAAGAAGGATAAATGGCAATAGGTAAACTACTTTTAAAACTTGGCATTGATACAAGCAGCCTAGACAGGGAGCTAGGCAAGGTTGAAAAATCTATGTCAAAGTTTGGAAACACGATGAAAAATGTAGGTACAAATCTTACACAATCATTAACCCTTCCAATATTAGGTTTAGGTGCAGCATCTTTAAAAGCTTTTGCAGAAATGGAAAAGTTGGAAAAAGGTATGACCGCTATTATGGGTAGTAGCAAGTTAGCCAAAGATGAAATAGTAAAATTAAGAGAAGTTGCCAAACTGCCAGGTTTAGGATTAAAAGAAGCCGTTCAGGGAAGCGTAAATTTACAAGCCGTTGGACTATCAGCCGAAGAAGCAAGAAGTACGTTAATGGGTTTTGGTAAAGCATTGGCGGCTACGGGAAAAGGTAAAGTTGAGTTAGAGGCTATCCAATACCAGCTTACTCAAATGATTTCAAAAAATAAGTTATTAGCCGAAGATTACAAGGTTATTCAAAGTAATTTACCGTTAATGGCTGAAGGCATGAAAGCAGCTTTTGGTACGGCAAATATGGAACTTATTAGAGCCACGGGTATTAGTGCCAAAGATTTTACGTTACAACTTAGTAACGCATTGGCTTTACTGCCAGAAACTCAAAACGTCACTGGAGGACTTGCAAATAGTTTTGAAAATTTAAGCGATAATATTTTTATTAGTTTAAATGAACTTGGAAAAACAATCAATGAAACTTTAAAATTAGAAGTGGTATTCGATAATATTTCCAAAAAAATGGAAGAACTAGTAAATAGATTTAAGGCATTAACTCCCGAGCAACAGGCAAACATTGTGCAATTTGCTTTAATTGCTGCGGCTATTGGTCCCGTTATTTTAATCATTGGTCAATTTGCCACATCTATAACAAGTATAATTTCTTTATCAAGAATATTGATAGGCGTATTTGCAGGCTTAACGGGCGGTACCGTTTTATTGGTTACTGCTATTGGTGGCTTAATTGCTTATTATGCAACTACAGAAAAAGGGCAGGAAATGCTATCAAGTACCGGAGAATTATTGTACGGGACATTTAAAAGAATTATGTCCGTATTTTCAGGGGTATTTGATTTACTAGTAAGAATGAAACCTTTTTTTGAAGGGATTTTAGGCTTTATGGCATTATTGGTAAAAATTACTTTAGAACCTTTGTTATGGGGTTTTAATAAATTGTTTGATATTATTTCCTTTGTTTTTCAGGGTGCATCATCTTTATTTGACAAATTAACAGGTATATCTAAAATTAAAATATCTGGTAAAAATGAGATGGGTTTTGGTGGTGGTAAAGCAGGTAAACCTAGCGGTGCAGGTGGTGGATGGGGTGATACTACAACAACAGAATCTCCAGAGGTTGCAATTATGAAAGCTAAAATAAAAGCTTTAGAATCTCAATTAGCAATGAATGGAAAATTAAAAACAACGCCAAAATCTTCATTTGCTTCACCTACGAATATCAAAACACAGTCACCAAATATAATACCTGCTATTACAAGCGAAAGCACAGGTATTACAAATTTACTACCTACTTTAGATTTATTAGCTATAAAATTAGATACAGCATCTGCAAGCAATCAAAGATTAAAAGAAACTAATGAAGAAGTTAAAAATTCATTTGTTTCTACTGAAACTCAAATGATGAGTTTTGGAAATACAATGACTAGCGCGTTAATTTCAGCCGCTGATGCTTTTGCTAATTTAGCGGTGCAGGGTGAAACAGATTTAAAAAAGTTAGGAGCAGCAGCATTACAAGCTGCAAGACAAGTAATTAGCACGAATATAAAGATAGGTGTTACGGGTTTAATTAAAAATATATTAGATGGTCCTTATGGTAAAGCATTAGGGCCTGGAGCTTTAGCAGTTGCAGGTATAGCTGGTGCAGGTGCAGCCGTGTTGTTCAATACAATGCTTAATAAAGTCGCTCCTCCAAAATTAGCGCAAGGAGGTTTAGCATACGGCCCAACCATGGCAACAGTTGGGGATAACAGAAACGCAAGAGTTGACCCGGAAGTAATTGCTCCATTATCCAAATTAAAGGGAATGTTAGACGGTGGCGGATCACCTTACATATTAACCACCAGAGTAGCTGGAAGTGATTTATTAGTAATCATGGAAAAAGCTAGAAATATTAATTCAAGAATAAGATAATGGCTGCAAGATATACATCTACATTTTATTCAGAAAAAGGGCGTAAATATTACTTAGTAATAGATGACAGTACCTTTTCAGGAATGACATACGTTATAGATGTTACGGGAGCGCAAATAGAATGGCAAGCCGATGTTGAAAACGGTTTAGAAAGATACGCACCAATAATAGGAAGTAATTTTAAGTTTACTTATATAATTGACACAGAACAAAAACAATTATTATTAACCGACTTTTTAACGGCACCAGAGGGTAGATTTACTATTCAATTAATAGGTTACGACACGTCCGATACACCAAACTTTTATTGGTATGGTTATATTTTAGCAGATTTAATTGAATTTGACGACATTCCTTTAGAGATGGGATATAATTACACCATAAATGCTATTGATGGTATAGGGTGGTTAAAAGGAATTGATTACAAGCCAG